CCAGCATTGGAACGATAGGTGAGACGGCGCTGAATATCTGCCTGTCCATCATTGCCCTGACCTTTACAGTTGCGACAGCCAAGAAGCACAAGCGCAAGCGATGAAAGTCTCCGCTGCCGCCATTGACATGATCAAACACCATGAGGGGGTAAGGAATAAACCTTACCGCTGCCCTGCCCTCTTGTGGACTATCGGTGTCGGCCATGTAATTGACTCAACACACGCAAACGTCCCATTCCATGAGCGCAAGAATCTACCGATACCCGAGGGTTGGAATCGCGTCATCTCTATGGGAGAGGTGGATTCTATTCTTGCTGAGGATCTTCGCCGGTTTGAGCGTGGTGTTCTTCGACTTTGCCCTGCTGCTTCTGGTCGCCAAGGAGTCTTTGATTCTCTCGTTAGTTTTGCCTTCAACGTGGGACTGGGAAATCTTCAGAGATCTTCTCTCCGGATGAAGACAAACCGGGGAGACTTTGACGAGGCAGCAGATGAATTCTTGAAATGGACTAAGGCCGGTGGTCGAGTGCTGCCGGGTCTGGTCAAACGTCGCAATGATGAACGGGCGTTGTACCTGTCTGGAGTACGCTAATGCCGTTACAAAAACTTACGCTCCGTCCGGGGGTTAACAAGGAATCGACTAGCTACGCTAACGAAGGTGGCTACTTTGCTTGCGACAAGGTTCGGTTCCGTTCGGGGTATGCAGAAAAGATCGGCGGTTGGATCAACCAAACCGCCCCGACCAATACGTTTGTTGGTACCTGCCGGTCGCTGTTCAATTGGATCACACTTGTTACCGAAAACCTTTTAGGTCTGGGTACCAACCAGAAGTTTTATGTTGAGTATTTAGGTATCTACCACGACATTACCCCGCTGGCTTCTACAGTTACATTACCCACTGATCCGTTTGCCACGACGAACGGTAGCTATAAAGTTATCGTCACAACTTCGGCTAACCATGATCTGACAATAGGTACGTGGGTTACATTTACTAATAGCCCTGCCGGAACTCCTGTCACAGTTAACGGCATCACGCTGTATTCGGCTGCGTTGGGTATTGGTTCGTTTGAAGTTATTGAGACCCCATCTAGCACTACATTCGCTATAGTAGGTTCTACTGCTGCAACAGGTACAGGCACAGGTGGTGGCAGTGCAGTTACGGCTGCTTTGGAAATCGACGCGGGTAGTGCCACCTACTCTAGTGGTCTTGGTTGGGGTTACGGTCCGTGGGGCTTCGGCGGATGGGGTGTTGGGTCTGCTATTTCTAACCAACTACGTCTTTGGTCACAAGATAACGATCAAGAAAACCTATTGATCAACCCTCGCGGCGGTCCGATTTATTATTGGGTCAAAGACACTTCGACTTGGGCACGGGCGGTAACGCTCAACTCATACGCCAATACGCAGGTCAAGCACACTACGGCGGCTACGTTTTTAAGCGGTGTAACTACAATAACTGTTTCGGACCCCACCGGGATTGATACTGGCGCTGTCGTTACGGGTACTGGGATTCCGGCGGGGACTTACGTCACGACTGCTTATGTCTTGGGTAGTACTTCTGTACCCATCTCAGCCGCAACTACGTCAGGTTCGGCGGGTAGCTACACGTTTAGTTACGCAGGGCAACACGTACCAAACACGACTTATCAGGTGGCTACATCTAGCTCCGGTAACTTCTGTATTGCCTTCGGATCTAACCCATACAATCCAACCAACTTTAGTGAGACTTTTGACCCGCTTTTGATTCGCTGGTCAGATGCTGATAATCCGTTTGAGTGGGTGCCATCAACCCTGAATCAGTCAGGTGAGACCCGGCTTTCGTACGGTTCGTACGTTGTTGCTTCTACGGACACTCGTCAGGAAATCCTGATTTGGACCGACGCCGCGCTGTTCTCTATGCAGTACCTCGGCCCTCCGTATGTGTGGGGTATCAACTTGCTGATGGACAATATCTCCATCATCTCCCCGAATGCGGCGATCACAATTAACAACGTGACGTACTGGATGGGTACGGATAAGTTCTATATGTATTCAGGTCGTGTGGAGACGCTGCCTTGCACCCTTCGTCAGTACATCTTCACTGACATAAATCCAGAGCAGATCTCTCAAGTTGTTTGTGGAGCTAACCAAGGATATAACGAAATTTGGTGGTTTTACCCGTCGTCCAATAGCCTCACTAACGACCGATACGTGATTTATAACCACCTAGAACAGATTTGGTACTACGGTAATTTGCCCCGCAGTTACTGGCTGGATTCGCCGCTGCGTCAGTATCCAATGGCTGCTTTTAGCTTACAGACTTCTTATTTGAGTTCGGCAATAAACTCGTCTGTTACCAATATTACTCTGCTAAATGCTACCACTTATCCGGTCCCGGGTATTGTAACAATTGATTCGGAGCAAATTTACTACACAGGTATTACGTCTACTTCTCTGACCGGATGTGTTCGTGGTTATAACGGCACGACTGCGGCAAGCCATATTCAGTACTCGCGGGTAACCTACGAGATACCCAATCAGATCATGAACCATGAGTACGGTAATGATGATCGGTCCTTGATCGAAATCCGTCCTATTGCTGCTTACATCGAGTCGTCAGATTTTGATATTCAAGACGGGCAGTCTTTTGGGTACGTGTGGCGCATCCTGCCTGACCTGACGTTCAACAACTCATCGTCGAATACCCCAAGCGTAACTTTGACAGTCAAGGCTCGTCAGAACTCAGGCACTAATTACGCCCCTGCTGACAGTCCGACTGTTCAGGAGACTTCGAAGATACCGATTGAGCAGTATACCGGTCAGGTATATACCCGTGTCCGTGGCCGTCAGATGTCCTTCCGACTTGATTCGGTTGATCTTGGCGTTGCGTGGCAGATGGGTATGATGCGTATCGACGTACGTCCGGATGGTCGTAGATGAGTAATACGCGGTTACAAAAAGTTCGTAACCTTGTGGCCCCGAACCTACCGGTGGCTCCGAATGCGTATGAACAACGTTATCAGGATCAGTTCTCTAACATCCTGCGCCTTTTCTTCAATCTCGTATCGAACTCGTTCAACGCACCCAAGCCGCACGGATCTTTTTACGATACGACTACGCAGACGAACCCGGTTGCCAATACTGTTAACTTGATGAAGGTTAATAGCACCTACGACAACCAAGAAACTGTATTTAGCGTTAGCAAGGATACGAACCGGGTATACGTTTCGGAAACCGCCGTATACAACATTCAGTTTTCGGCACAGCTAGACAAAACTGGCGGTGGAGCAACGGACGTATTTATATGGTTACGGGTCAACGGGAACAACGTGGCGTACTCCGCCACTAAAATAGTTATAGACGGCCCCAACAACGAAATCGTTGCTGCTTGGAACTGGGTCATTACGATGTCTGATGGGGACTATTTTGAGATTGCTTGGCAGTCACCGGATACAAACGTAATCCTGCTTGCCGCCCCCGCTTCGGGGAACATTCCCGAGATCCCGTCAGTTATTATCACAGTTACGTGGGTGTCGAATGTCTCTACCTGAAATGATACTATCCGGTCAACTTGACCCCGTGGGGGGAGTATGTACAACAACGACCCGCAATACATGAATCCATCTCAGGCCGGGTTAGGCTCCTTGGTTGCGTCTCCGTATGCTGACTCGGACGTAATGCGGGTCAAGATGACCCCCCGTGAAGTGGCGGGATTGCAACAACTTGCTATGGCCTACGGTGCCAACGAGCGGGATCTGTATGACCCAGTGACGGGCGAACCCCAGTTCTCGTTCCTCAAGAAGATTCTGCCGATGATCGCTGGGGCGATCCTGCCCAGCATTCCGGTTATTGGACCGGCTTTGGCTGGTGTTGCCAAGACTATTGGGTTCGGTAATCAGGCTATCGGCACGGGTCTGTTGGTTGGCGGAGTTACTGGCCTCATTGAAGGCGACTTGCAAAAAGGTTTGATGGCGGGTCTGGGTGCGTACAGCGGGGCCAATATCGCCCAAGCCCTGCAAGGCGCATCCTTGACGGAGGCCGCTCCCCGTGTTTCTGCTGAAGAGGTAGCCAAAACAAATAAGGCTATTGAAGCTGCCAAGCAGACGGTGGGTGCCACGCCTGTAGTTAATCCGACTGTCCCGGCAGATTTGATGGGTCCGCCAGATGTGGCTTCTGGTATGGGTGGTCAGATACCTATCAAAATTGCGCCTCCTCCCTCTTCGGATGGACTTGATTTCTTCAAGTCGGCCAACGCATTCAAGGGTGCTCCCACAGCCGCAGATTTAGCCGCAGGACGCGCAGCAAACATTGCTTATATGGCTCCTGATGCCGCCGCTAATACGGGGCTTCGAGGTATAGGCGAGGGTATTACCTCGTTGTTCAAATCCCCGCAGGCTCGTAGCACATTCATCGACCGGCTCGGTGGCGGTTTTGAGTCTGACTTTGGTAGGAGTTTGTCCAGAAGCGCCACATTTGCGGGTGTAGCAGACGCCTTTACGCCTGAGTACAAGATGCCGTCAGATAGTCCTTACGGCGATGACACGATGTATATACCGGGCGGCTTTAACCCGATGTATGGGTACGGTAAAGAGTACGGTTACTTCTTGCCGGGAACGTACTACAAGAGAACCAAAAAAGGTCTTGTACCCTACAACCCGTATGAATTGGCACCGGGTTACGCCGCTGGTGGGTCTGTGCAGGCATCTGGTCAGGATATGAACCTGCCGATGGCATACCCGCATCCGAACCAAAACTACCCGCTTTCCACGGTTGTCAAGGCCAACTACTCGCCACAGTACCTGTCGAACGTGCCGCAGCCCCGCGAGGTGTTGTCTGGTTACGATACGAAGGTTGACCCGTTTACGGGTGAAGAGCGGTTTGCTGACGGCGGTGCAGTATTTGATCCGGCACCGAAATATGAAGACCCGGCGGTGGTTGATCCAAACCGAGATAACTCGGATGTTCGTTTTGAGAATCCGTTGCTGACTCTCCCGCAACCTAAGCCATCACCCCCAGCGATTTTGCCTCCTGAGAATCCGTTTGCAGATCAACGGCAGCGATATATGGAGATGGTCAATGCTCCGCCCAAGCCGCCGGTTGATACCAAGCCGACGATGGACTACGTGGCTGAATTAAATCGCCGGGCGAAGAATCCCGAATTCATGGCTTTTACTGCCCCAGTAAGAAGCCCGTATACTCCAACTCCTCCGGGTGGTGGCGGCGGTGATACCTCGGGTGGCGGAGATACTACTACCACTACCGGTGGCGGTACGGCTGGCGAAAGTCTCCAGCAAAGTATGTTGATCTCCAAGATCGGTATGCCTGCTTTCCAAGCATTAGTGAAAGCCGGACAGATGGGCGGCACCGAAGGAATATCTGCTGCACTACAAAGAATGCCGACTGAGTATGCTGATGCATTCAAAAACTGGGCGCTGACTGATCCTAAAGCAGGTTTCAGTCTTGGTAATTTAAAAGCAGGTGTGGACTTCTCCAGTCTTGGAACTCCGACAGGTGCAGCAACGGCTGCGCTCGGGGCATACAATACCGCTAAGGCGATTGAATCCGGTAAAGAAGGGCGAGCCGCGTTTAATGCGGCTATGACCGCTGCTCAATTTGGTGGTCCCGTCACTGCGTTGGCAGCGGCGGCTGTTGCTGCTATTGGTGCTTCTCTTGTCAACACCAAAGAGTACGGTGATGTAGCCCTGCGTAATTATTGGGACGCGGTTGATAAAGGTCGTGGGTTAGGCGCTGCTCCGCCTGAAGAACTTGCTCAAGGCTTTATCAATTTCTACCGCACCAACAAAAACGAATTTGCTGGTCAAGAGAAGTACGGACGTACGGGCAACGAAGACTTTGTGTACGACATGACGCAGGTCATCAACAATGCTGTGAAGAATGGCGTTGTTCCCAAAGATGCAGATGCTAATGTCATGTATCGACAGGTCGTACAGCCGTGGCTGAACTCGATGGGATCAGGTCCGCAAAACGAAGATGCTCGTCGCATCCAAGACTTCATGATGACGGATCTGATCCATAACTTTATGCAGGGCAAGCCGATCAGTAACGCGCAGGTCAAGGGCGACAAGAAATTTAAAATTGTCAGTGAAAGACCTGTTTATGCTGGTGCTCCCCCTGCCACTACTCAGCAGACTCAGCAAGCTAATACTCAAGGCATGGGACCGAGTATGGACCCCGCTGCTCTTGCCGATTTCATGCAAGCCCAGAATCCGTATGGGGATGTAATGCAGTTTGCTGATGGCGGGGCTATCGGTGAAGATTACAACTTTGGCTTTGCTGCTGGCGGACTTGGTAGCCTTCCTGAGTACAAGGCTGGCGGTAAGTTGCTAGACGGTCCCGGCGATGGAATGTCTGACGATATCCCTGCTGTGATTCGTGGCAAGAGTGTACAACGTGCTGCGTTGGCTGATGGCGAGTTCGTCATCCCGGCTGATGTGGTATCGCATCTCGGTAATGGCTCCACTAAGGCAGGAGCCAAAAAACTGTATCAAATGATGGCGCAGGTTCGGAAGGCACGTACGGGCAAAACTAAGCAAGCCCCTGCTGTGAAAACTGACCGACTGTTACCTGCTTAATCGGGAGCGATAATGGCTACTCCTACTGAACAAATTCAAACCAACATTCCTAGCTGGCTGCGAGACCCAATCCTTCAGCTAGTAGGTCAGGCTCAGGTTCTGTCGCAGCAGGGCTATCAGCCGTATGCGCGTCCAAGATTGGATGCTGAAGGTAAGCCTGTACTGGATGCTCAAGGCAAACCAGTCATGGATTCTATCCAGCGTCTGGAAGGATTTAGCCCCCTGCAAGAGCAGGCATTTAGAAGCATTGCGGGGATGCGGCCTTCAGATCAACTTACTCAGGCTACAGGTCTTGCCGGACTTGCAGGTATTGATGCTGCCAGACTAGGGCAATACACCCCCGCAGCAGAACGTCAGTTCTACGAATCTCCCCAGTTTGAGCGGATGGGGACTACCTTTGAGCGCGCTCAAGCTGCGCCGGGTACTTCGTATCAAATGGCTGGCCCGGAGCGTGTCGGTATTGGCGCGTTGCAGCAGTATCAGATGGGTCCGGCTGAGCGCGTTAGTGCGGATCAGTTTGGTCTTGGTGCGGCTTCTCAATACATGTCGCCGTACATGCAGGAAGTTGTTGACCGACAGAAACAAGCTGCTGTCCGTGATTATGCCCGCCAACTCCCTTCACTCAAAGCAGCCGGTGTTCGTGCCGGTGCATCGGGCGGCACTCGTGAGGCCATTCTGGAGTCTGAAGCACGACGTAACCTTGCTTCTCAGTTAGGCGACATTCAGGCACAGGGTAGCCAGAGTGCATTCCAGCAGGCACAGGCTCAGTACAACGCTGACCGTGCTCGTATGCTTCAGGCTGGACTGGCTAACCAACAAGCGGGACTCACCACGGGTCAGCAAAATCTGGCCGCACTGCTTGGCGTTCAGCAGCTTGGTACTCAGTCGGGTCTTCAGGCTGCATTGGCTAATCAGGCTGCTCAACAGCAGGCGGGTCAGACTAACCTTCAGGCATTGATCAATCAGCAGCAGTTTGGTGCGGGTCAGGGCTTGCAGGCACAGCAGATGAATCAGGCCGCGCAGCTTCAGGCTCAGCAACAGGCTCTGGCTCAGTTGGCTCAGGCCAATCAGTTCTCGCAGCAGAATGCAATGCAGCGTGCCCAGTACGGTCTGTCGGGTGCGAACCTTGCCGAACAGTCCCGTCAATTTGGGGCTGGCTTGGGTATGCAGGGTCTTCAGCAGCAGTTGGCTGCGGCGGGTATGTTGGGTAACTTGGGTCAGCAGGAGTATCAGCAGCAGATGGGCATTACCTCTGCTCAACTGGGTGCTGGCGGACAGCAGCAAGCGTTTGGTCAAGAGTTGCTCAATCAGCAGTATCAAGACTTCCTTAACCAGCAGCGCCTGCCGTATCAGCAAGCAGAGTTCATGTCGGGTATCCTGCGTGGTCTCCCGGCAACAGGTCAGACGCAGACGATGTATCAAGCACCGGGTAGTATGTTCGGTCAGATTGTCGGTGCTGGATTAGGCTTGGGCGGTCTGTTTGGTGGTCTCGGCTCAACCACGGGGAAATAAACAATGATCGGTCCAGTTAGCGGCACGGGTCGTGCAATGATGGCTTCGCTTCAGCAGGCCATGTCCAAGGGTATGCCGCCTGATCAGGCTATTCAGTACGTCAAGAGTATGGCTACGCAGGGCGTGGCTCCGCTGACGGATCTGTACGCCATGATGAATCAGTTCCAGCGACTGAAGCAGCAACAGGTTCAGCCCCCGCAGACGCCGCCGACAATTAAAGATCAGTTGAACATGGCTGAACAGCAGCAACAAATGCAGCGTCAGCAAGGCGGTATTGCCGGTATGCAGGCACCTCCCCCGGCTCCGCAGCCGATGGATCGTGGACTTGGTGCGATTGATGCTGGCCGTATGGAGTACCCGAAGTTTGCGGGTGGTGGCGTGGTCGCGTTGGCTAATGGCGATCTGTTGGGTAATGCGGAAGAACTGGACATCATCAAACAGTTTGTACCTGAATTTGAAACGATGTCGCCCAATCAACAGAACGCCGTGCGTCGCTACCTTGATCCTCAGATTAAGCAGGCTAAGACACGACGGGCAGAAGGTCCGACAGTCCGTGAAGAAACTGGCAAACGTTCAAATGACCAGATCATTCCCATATCGAAGCAATACGAAACCGCGCTAGAACGTGCGAATCGTCCGGTTGCGGGATACGCCGCTCAACTTCGTGCCGAGGCAGAAGCAAGAGGGGAAGGCAAAGCGGCTCAGGCCATGCGTGAGCGGTTGCAGAAGCGTGGCGAAGAGATCGAGCCTGAGAGTAAGCGGACACGTGGTTTGGCGTTGGCTCAGATCGGTGCCCAGATTATGGAGGCTGCTTCGCGTCCCGGTGCAACAGGATTGGGTTCGATTGGTGCTGGGTTCGCCCGTGGCATTCCGGCCATGATGGAGCTTCAGCAGCGTGAGCGTGAATTACGTCAGCGTTACGAAGACCGGATGTTGGACCTCCAGCAGGCTGAAGAACTGCGTCAGGCTGGGTACGACAAGGAAGCCCGTGCTCTGGCTAATCAGGCTCGTGGCGAGGTTAATGCTCTGGCTAAAACGCTGGGCGAGAACGAGTTGGCTATGGAGCGTCTGCGGTACTCCGAGGGTGCAGCAACAGCGCGTACCCGCATCCAAGAGCTTGGTGACGAAAAGCGTGCAACGGCTCGGGCGGCTGAACGCGCTGCTAATTTAGATAGATACGTCACAGCCAAACTTCTTGATAAGCAAAAGGATTGGGATAAGAACGCATTCAATGCACCTGAAGACTATCGGGATGCTAAGAAAGTGTTGCGGAATAAGAATGCGACTGCCGAGCAGAAAAAGGCTGCTCAAACCGCAATAGATCAGATTCTCCAGCGTGAGAAGGAAGATATTAAATCGCTATTTCAAATTGGTGGCGGTATAGATGAGATAGAATTTCCTTCGGCCTTTCCACAGGGTTAGTTAATGCCCCGCAATGTTCGGATGCCGAATGGCACGTTGATTAGGAACGTCCCTGATAATATCTCAAGGGAAGAGTTTCTTAATCGGCTTGGCAGTGCAGGATATGACGTTGATCAATTGCTGACTCCGGCTCAGCGGGCTGAGGCTGCAAAACCTGTTACGCCACCGGCACCGAAACCGGCTGAGACTAAACCTGAAGAAGCCCCCGAGGAAGAAGGTCGGGCTTGGTATAGCCTGAGCGGGAAGGGTTTGACCAAGGGTTTCGGCACTCAGCTTGCCGAAGGTGCTAAGCAGGGTGTGGGCGGCGTCCGCCAGTCCATCATTGACCAGTTACCCAACTCCATCGACCAACTGCCTCCCGGCGTATCTTATGAAGATGTGGATCGCGTCGGCGGTCTTCGTGCTTACTGGGAACAGGTCTATGGCATTACGAGTAACGAGCAACTAAAAGCGGTTAAGAAGCAGGCTACGGAACGCCTGAAGGAAGAGCGCAAGGCCAGTGAAAAGCGCGTTGCGGAAGCGACCCCGGATGATCTGACTTTGCTTGAACAGGGTATTCGTGGTGGCGGTGAGAGCCTTGTTCGTAACTTGCCGGGTATTGTTGCCTCGATTGCTACACGCAATCCGCTACCTGCTCTGGCTTCTGCTGGACTTCAGACTGGTGCTGAGTCATACGGCGAGGCTCGTGCTGAAGGGCTGACCGCACCTGAAGCTGCACGTTATGCTGGTGTTGATGCTGCCATCGAAGTCGGCACGGAACTTTTGCCGACCAAGTTTTTGATTGACGCTCTTGGAGTTAAGACCTTAGACGGTGCTAAGAGACAGCTTCTAAAGTTTGTCGCAGGCGACATGACTACTGAGCAGATTGCTACGTTCGGTCAGTCTGTCAATGCTTATGCAAATGAATTAGATCAAGAACTTGAAGCGGCTGAAACCTTTGAGGAAAAACTAGCAATTCAGGCTCGTCGTCAGGCTTTAACGGGCATTGCTACGGCTGTCAGTGGTGGTCCGATTGCTGCTGCTACTTATCTTGCTGTTAGAGAACGTGACCAAAAGGGTGGGTTTGAACCGCCGCCGGAAGAACCACTTCCAGAAGAACCAGCGCCGATTGAACCGGGTGTTGAACCTGTCCGTGCTAGAGAAGCCCCGCCTCCGCCTAGTGAGCTTGCCCCCGCGCTGCGCGGTATCGAGGCTATTGAAGCACCTCCGGAAGTCACCGAGGGCTTGCCTCCTGCCGTAGTAGACGACGCTCAGCAACTACTCAAGCTTGCTGATGAAGGTAAGCCGATTGCACTGTTCCGTGCGCGTAGCCTTGCTAAGCAACTCGGCATTGAACTTGATAAGAACGCCAACAAAGAGACCACGCTGAATGCGTTGCGTGAAGTCTTAGCTGCGCCTGTTGAGGCACCGGCTGTTGAAGCCCCTGCGTTGCCAGAAATACCAGCGCCAGAAGCGGTACAGGTTGATGTGTTGGCAGGGAAGGATATCCGTCCGCCGACCGATGATGTTTATGAAGTAGCCGACGCCAATTTTAATTATCCGCGCATGATTGGTAACGAGACTGTACCGATTGAGCAACTCAAGGGCGGTGTTTCGGAACAGTCAGGTGAACGTAAGCGCGTTGATGAGCTTGCTAAACAGATTGCAAGTGATGATGGCTATTTCAGTCGCATCATTGTAGACCAAAATAATAACGTCATAGAAGGTCAGCACAGGCTTGAAGCGTTACGTGAGTTAGGCGCTAAGGAAGTTCCGGTCTTTAAAATTGAAGATATGGGCGATACGTACCCCATCATGAAGATGGAGGCTGCGGTAAAGAAAGCCCAACCTATGCGCGAAGAACAGGCTTCACAAATTGTGAAGCAAGCGATGAATGCTATTGCTGAAACCGGTAGCGTACAGGGTGCTTATGAGCTTGAAATACCCGGATTTCAAAAGGGGTATCTCGCTGCACTGAATGTTATTGAACCCAAGGCTCCCAAGGCGGAGGTGCCCAGTGAACCAGTACCAACAGGTGTTAGCGAAGCTGTCACTGGAGCAGTTGCAGGAGGCACTGGACTGCCTGTACCACGAGTTGGACCCGCAGGACCAGAAGTTACAGAACCTCCCGTTGCAGGACTGGAGCCTGTTAGCCGTGCTCCTGAACGACTTGATGAAGGAGAAGCGCCACGCCCCGCTGCATTAGAGCCTACCGAACAACGCTTCCTCAGCCTCGATGAACTGAACGAAGCTACACCTGCCATACCTGAGCAGACTCAGGAGCGGGCACCGTCTTTGCGGCGTGAGCTAAGCAAAGCAAAAGCCGAATACGATGCGGGTGAATTGACAGCGGACGACTTTGCTAACCGTGCTGGTGATCTGCTGGTTAAAACTCAGAAAGAACGTATGGTTCGCCCTCGCGTACGAGGTGCTGAGTACATTCGTGAGCGTTTACTGAATGCCAAACGTATTGGCACGTTGTCCGATGAAAGCGCCGATCTTGCTGAGTGGTTTGTACGGCAAAATCCTCTGCTTGTTGCCGACTTAGGTATTTCAATACGACAGCAGCCGGAAGGCATGAAAGGAGTTGCTGGGTTTTATGATTCTGCCAGCCGTATTGCCACCGTTTTTTCTAGCGTGGGTGATACCAATACTGCTACGCATGAAATCCTGCACCACCTTGAACGGTTGATGCCGACTAATATCCGTGCGGGTATACACAAAGCATATACACGGCAGTTGTTAAAGGCTCAGAAAAACGCGAAGACTGAAGCTGAAAAAGCCTTTTTCAACGCTATCGTTAATTATCACTACCTAACGGGTGCAGCGAACAAGAAGGCTGAATATGACAAAGCTCTTAGTGCCATCAAAAACGGTGATGTTCCTAAGTCGCACTATCAGTATGTCAACCCATCTGAGTTCTGGGCAGTCAACGGGTCGCGTATCGTAGCTGGTCGTTATGGTCTTTCCCCGACTATTGTCGGGCAGTTGAAGCGATGGTTACGTGAGTTCATCGAAAAAGCTAAAGACATCTTTGGCCTAAAGTCTGATGCTGCTGTCATTCGCGCACTGGATAGCCTCGCCAAGGCGGACGGTAAATATCGAACCGAGGAAATGCTTTCTGAAGTTCCGGTGTATTTATCTGTTCAACCCGGCAAAAAGCCGAGCAAGAAGCCCGGTCAGAAGCCAAGCAAGAAGCCGCACGATCTTGAAGACTTTGCCCCTGCATCACTTGGTGGTGGCGGTATCTCTAGTCTCATCAAGAAACTCTCTGAGCAATTCCAAAACAAGACTTTGTTTAAAGATCTTGTACGCAAGTTCCAGAATAAGCACATCGTGATTGACACGATGGATGATGAAAAGGGGTTGCAGGGCACGTTAATTATTACGGGACCAGATCGTAATAACATTGCATCTGAGATTGCTCGTGCGCCCAACATCACTGATTACATTATTGTCAGACGAGTTGATCCGGCTATCCGTGAAGTACAGGATGCTATCAAGGAGTTTGCTCTCAATTCTGGACTTAGCCTGAAGGCGGCTATAAATAGGCTCAGTAAGATCTTCATCGCACAGCACGAGATGAAGCGCAGAGAAACCAAGTATCTGCGTGAAGTTCCGTTGCGGAACGATATTAAGATCCCCTCAGCAGGGCTTCCGTTTGTACCCGCTGGTACAGCAGATATGACCCCGGCTGATTATCGTGCCTTCCTTGAAAAACAACGTAGCAAGTTGCCGCCTGATCAAGCAGCGCAGATTCAAGATGTCATGCGTGTGCTCGTCAATAAGTTCAAGTCTGAGACTGGGTATAGCCCTGTTGGTACCCGTGGCAAGAAGATGTCCATTGACATCAATGACAAGATCTACGATGTCATTCCACGCGGAACAAAGGATGAGCCGTTGTATACGCCTGAAGCGTTGCAGGCTAAGATTGACGAGTACAACAATAGTGGTCCCTTGAAGCCGCTAATTGACGACGTACGTGCGAAGTTGAACCGCGTACAAGAACTTCAACGCGAGCTTAGTAAGGAAGCAAACTACTGGGCACCTCAAGTTGATAGCATCGTTGCGTCCTATCAATGGGGCGATACTTACGTGCCGTTCCAAGGTCTGCCGGGATCTGATCAAGATCTTGACTACAGTTCCCAAAGATTGTCAGGAGAACTGGCGGAAGTAGAGCAGTCATGGGAAGGGCGTAAAACTGACTTTGAAGATCCCATCTTGCAATCGTTTGCAAACGCTTATGTAGCTGCTTCTCAAGCAGGGCGAAAGGACTTATTGCCTGTCCTTGTTAACAACATCAAGCAGGGATTCATCAAGGTCAAATCGAAAGATCCTGAAGTTGTTACGTTTGATGAGCGTAATGACCCCAACTTTGATTTAAGTGTTCTTAAAGGCAAGAACAAGATTTTGGATTACCAGCCTAACGGCGATGTCCATGTCTATGAACTGACGGATGAAAGGCAGCTTGAATCTATCAAGACGCCGTACGAAAAAGCTAACCCTGTACTCAGACGCCTCGCTGATTTCAATAGTCTGATTGGGCAATTCCATACCCGTTTTAACTTGAACTTCCCCCCGATGGATTTTTTGGTCAATAGCATGACCAATTTCGGGTTGATTACGTTTAAGGAAGGATTTGGTCAAGGTAGTAAGTACGCTGCTGAGCTTATCGGTAACGTACTCCGTACCGGATTGATGGCAAAGTCATTCAACCTGTCTCGTGTAACGACTTCCAGAGATTCTGCGGCGTTGGAAAGATTGATGTCTAAGGATGGTTTCTACCGAGATGCCTTAGATTTTATCGAGTACGGTGGCAGTGCACTTTATCCGCAAGGGTTCAACGTCGAAGATCAAGTCGAAGCACTCATGAAGCGAGTTGGTCCGAGTAAAATTATTCGTACCAAGGAGGCTTTGAGTCGCTGGTTTGATGTCTTCGGTGCGACGTTTGAATACACTAGTCGTGTGGCGGCATACACCACAAGGCTCAAGGATAATGTTGCCAAAGCTAAGGCACAGAATGTTGATGTCAATAATCCAGACATCATGGCTGATCTCAAGCGTGAGGCAGCAACCTTCGCTCTTGAACTGATGAACTTCCGTAAGATTGGTACGTGGGGCAGAAAGATGTCCGCGTTTTACATGTTCTTCAAACCTGCTGCGACCGGTGCCGTCAACTTTATCAAAGTAATACGTACCGCGACTACTTCCGCTGAGGACGCAATTAAAAATGCTGAACCGTCCGTCTGGGCGCAGATGGATACTCAGTACGATGAAGAGGCGCTACAGAAAGAAGAAGCGAATCCCAAAGCCGACCCAGATAAAATCGCTGAACTTCAGAACCGTATCGACAAAAAGAATGAGAACCGCCGTAGGTTTATTGAGAACTATAACCAACGTCGTAAGAACGCCCTTGTTGCTGCGCCTATCTTTTTTACATCAGGCGCACTTATATATGCAATGGCAGCGGCGATGGCTCCGGATGATGACGAAGGGCGCAACCAAATTGCGACCGATAGTATGTCTCGCTGGACACGTTACATGCGCTTACCGGTTCCATTCTTGGAAGGCGAAGACGGTAAAGATAACTTCCTTCAGATGCCGTGGGGATTTGGTGCAGGTGCATTCCCCGCTGCGGGAGCGCAGTTCGCTGCTCTATTCTCAGGCAATCAGAGCTTTGAGGATTTTGCGAGCAACATGGTTGAGATCGGTTTGGACTCGTTCATGCCGCTGCCAGCCTCTCGTATCAGTATGACTGAGCATTTCCCGGCATGGTTGGTTAGTACCGTCTTACCATCTGCGGCACGACCCCTCTTTGAATATACCGTAAACATGGATAGCCTCGGCAATCCAATCTATGACTCACGAATGGGCAAATATGCTGATGCTTATTCTGGTGGTAGCAGACCGTCCGAATGGCACAACATGGCAGCTAAAATTTTACTTGAAGAAACTAACGGTAACGTTGACTGGGAGCCGGACACGATTGCCTTTGCCTTGAATACTTACGCAGATGGTCCCAACGCACTTGCCGAGAACATTTTCAATATGGCTTTGGTACTTAACGGCCAGAAAGAAAGCGATATCAAACGAGATATCCCGTTCATCAAACGCTTTATCGGTAAAATGTCCAACTATGACGCCGCACAATTCCGCGAAGCGTCAGAGTGGATCAAGTCTCATGCGCGGCCCTATCGTACATTCCGTGACTACTCAGATCCTGAACAGTTAGATCGGTATCTTGAAGCCAATCCAAACATCGACGTTTTGACTGAGGCATACGAGAGCGTTGTCAACGGTCAGCTACGCGAGATCAGTACTATGAAGAAACAGATCCAGCGTGATCCGAGTCTGACGCCAAAGGAACGCAAAGAATACTTGGACGATATCCAATACAACGAGGACGCTATCAAGCGTAACTTCGTGGAGACTTACAAGTACTACCGGTTCCCCGAGGAGTAGTATCCTATCGGATACGCCAGCATCTGACGCCAAGTAGACCATCCTTGGTCGTGGCGTATGCCTTGATCTTGACGCCCGCAACCTTGGCCCGCGTGTCAATCACGTAGATCAACTCCGCAGGTTTCAAGGTTGGGACGAAGAAGCTATCTCCGACATACATTGCGTCGAATGGCAGCAACCATTCAGGCTCAGTCAGACGAGGGCTTGTCAAGGTAGTCCTCCGGCAGTCCTTCCGTGTTGAATACGTAGCAGGATACGGCAGCTTGGTGAGTGCCTTGCTTCCAGCCCGTCGTCAGGCGCTGCTTCTTAATCTCCTTCAGAATGCCGTTCTTCAGCCAAGCGCGTTCAGCCGCAGTGCTACTAATCTGCAAGCCGGGGCTGGCCAGATACTTCTGGAACTCTGTTTTGCTGATGTACTGCACACTGTTATGCACCTCGATGCGTCCCACGATGGCACTGCGAGGCTCGTTGATGACTTGGCTTTCGTTGAAGATCAAGAAGCCGGTATGGTACTTGTTAAAAAAGTCCGCGATGAGGGACTTGTAGTCCATGTCATTCAGGTTGAAGACCTGCTTCTTCATCTCGTTCATCGTCCGCATGACCACCCGGTAGATCCGGTTCAGGTCTAGGTCAACGATGCCCGCTTCCACGGCCAGTTCACCGCCAGCAAAGCAGCACGAGATCATGTTCTCGTAGAACCGGTATGCCGGGTTCCTGCCGTAGTCATCACGGAACTTTTCTGCCCACTTCTCGATGATCGCCCGGACCTCGGTATCGCCCCGCTTGTAGATCTGGCGGATCAAGATCGACCCTGCATGACCGTAGTTGAAACGCAGCGGGTCTACGATCTTCTTGGACAGGCCGGGATCGTCGATGAATGCCTGCGGCATCTCAAGTCGGAACTCGATGGTACGTGCGATCTCACCGTCCGGACTCTTCTTGACCTGCTTGAGCTTGTCGTACAAAGACTGGTTAGTAGTCATGACAGCGATGAGTGCCGCACCCATCTCGATCTCACGCTCGGCATTGACCGAGGACTGCATACGAGCCTTGGCACGACCCTGCGAGATGCGGTGGATGAGGCGGGACAGTATCTCACTATCAATGTTCGACACTTCGTCAAGGCCGAACAGAATGTTTTTGATAGCAAGATACCGCCCCGTTAGAGCGTTATCTGTAGCCGAGCCATCGGCCAAGCTGATGTAGTAAGGATCACAAAACACACTGAGTCCGGCATACATAGATCCAGTTTTACCAATACCGGTCTCGGGACTCATGTAGCTAATCACGCCGCCTGCCGTCGAGGTCATACGCATCAAGGGCGAACCAAACCCAGCAAGCAAACCCAGCGCGTGTAGCTCAAGGCTTGGAATGTTGAAGGCATTGGCAGACTCCTGCCACTTCTCGTAGCTGCCTGTCGGTCGGAATAGTTTCGACACGTTCTTGACAAGAGGCGAAGTCGCTGCTGGTCGCTCCTCGCCTGAAGCCATGATCTCTAAAGCCCCCGTGATGAAGGCATCGTAGTTTTCTGTCCATCCCATTTGCATACGAATGATCTCTGCTGATTTAACGTTTTGTAGGAACTCGTTCCACTTTCTCAAGTATTCCGATACAAGCTTCACCATCTCTGGCGAGAACCCGACACCGTGGAAGGCTAGGGTTTCTTTCAACTTGTCGTAGGCATACGCATACCGCATCGGAAACAAGAACTCTTTGGTCGGGTCTTTCGGCAAGATGTACCGCATCAACAAGCACTCGCCCTCGGTCGGACTGTGCATACGCTTGATGGCAAACAGATCATTCGCAATCAACTGATACGGCTTGACCTGCTCGATGTTCCCGTCTTCATCTACTTCGGGTTTGGGTTTGTACCAGACTCCTCCATTGGCCCCTCGTACATAGGGACTGATCGCAGTAGGAAATAGCGGAACTTCTTCGGGATTCTGTTCAATCCGAACTGTGTCCTCTTCACTAATTGTCTCGGTTGACGGGGCTTCTTTAAGTCGCTTTCCGAGTTGGATGGGTCCGGACTTACCGAACTTTCCTCGAAAGGGGCAACCGTCACAACCGGCAGGGTAAAGTTCCTCGAACTTGGTGCATCCGTAAGCCCACTCCGCTTTGAGCGTTTCATTCGCTTTGCTCTCCGTCATATCCGGTGAATAGCCCGGATGCTTGTTGGACATCTGATGAATGGCTTCTTTGCCATCAATACAACGCACCGCTACGGATAACCCCGCTCTCCACAACGGCTCTTCAACCAGTGCTTGGTTCAGAACGATGTTCTTGATCTGGTTGCAGCCCTGCCCGGTCAGGCTTTGCACCACGATATCGGAAAAGATGTACTCGAAATTGTCTGGCTTCGGCGGCAGGTCTGGCTCGATGGATGCCAGAATCTCTTCGACCGTAGGCGGTATTACCCCAAGGAACTCTTGGATCTGGTGGAAACTGTACTGCCCCAGATCTGTGTCTATTAACTTCGTTTCGCGTGGCGGATCGGTCTTGTAGTTCAAAGTATCTGGGCAGCGCAGGACACGGGCAGCATCTGCCGTCACCGCCATATCAATCTTGATATGTTCAGCGCAGAACTTCTTGAACTTCTCGGCGTACTTCTTCCACTCAACGATAGGTACGTCTTGATCCAGCAACCAATAGGCATGGACACCGCCACCCGAATCGACGCGGATAGGCGGAGCAAACTTTGATATCTGCAAGAACTCATCTAGCGCAGCAAGGGCTTCTTCCTTGCTGTTGTACTTCTTCGGGTTCTCCGGATCTACGTCAAGATCAATGAAGAACGACCGCGAGAATGCCGCGTTATCAGCCTTGCGGCTGTAGCTATTGAACGAACTTAACGCGACGAATAGGTTGTATTCCTGAGCCTTTAACTCCTCAATAATGTTGATCAAATCATCGAGCGTTTCAGCAAACCGGTTCTGAACTTTCTTGTCCTTGATACCGGTTACACAGTACACGCCCTGCGATGGCAATGCTTTCTCGTAAAATTGTCTTAACATTTTCAACTCGCAGAGACAGAAAAGGCGGGGGCGAAGGCCCCCCGCCAACCGAAAGGTCAAATCAAATCTTCACTCCTATCATCGACTCGATGTAAATCTTGGCGTCAATGATCGTACGAGCAGGAAGATAGCCAGCCTTCATGTCTTGCTTAACAAGATCCATGAAAACCTCAACGGTCTTACGCTTGTTCTCACGAATGCCCCTGCCTCGGAACCAGTTGTACACGCTGATGCGTGAGGTTTCCAAAGCCTTAGCAACGTAAGCCGCAGGCAGGTTCGCCTCTACACACAGCCTGCCAAGTTGGACGCCGAGACTACCTCCGTCCGCTCTTTGCAGGTTTAGTAGGAATCTTTCACTGTATGGGCGAGCCACGAGCTACCTCACTTCTTTGTCCATTCCTTCAAAACGTCAGCCACATCCGCTGCCTGTGCAGGTTTCTTAGCCTTGCTCGTCACAACGGGTTCAGCGACCGACGCTTCGGGGGCGGCAGGAGCAGCAGGAGCATCACCCTCATCCTGCTGATATACCGTCAACTTCACTGCATTTTCAGCAGCGGGCTTCTTGGCTTGGTTGGCGAGGACATCAATGATGTCTGCCGGTACACCCGCCACAGGCGAGAACAACACGCGAGGTGCTGTAGCCTTGGTGTCAAACTGCATCTTAGTGACGACGCGACCAGCCGAGATGTTGTGGTTGGCCAGCATCTTGACGTAGGCACGGAACGGCCAGCGACCGTTGTCCTCATCACCGAAGGCAGACGTAGCAGGCAGAACCAACTGCATGATGTCGCCGCTCGGATCGTTCGGAAGCACCACTGCGGTACGCCATGACAGACGACACGCTGCGCCAGTACCACCCTGACCCGATCCCTTCACCGACCACGGACACTTGTCGCATGACGATGCTTGCGGGTTCTTCACCTCGGGATCAGGCACCTTGGAGTCCGACGACCAGCAAGCAGGGCTGACCTTCTCGCCTTCCTTGAATGCACCCGTGTAGTAGGTACGGCTCGGGTTGTGTGCCATCTTCACGAAGATCACGTTCATGTGACGGTCTTCGATAGCACCGACTTCCTTACCGCCTGCCATCTTGCGGAATACGCCGCCCTTGATAGAGATACGCTTGTTACCGCCGGTACTATTACCGGCAATGGCTTTTGTATCTTCGTCCAGACCAAGCTCAACGTTGGCAAGCTGATTCTGGATGCTTGCAATAATGCTGTTACTCATCTTCAAACTCCTCAGTTACTAGCCTTACGCACCGTGATGCCAAACTCGCGCATCACACTAACACCGGGCGGCAGGCCATCGGCTTCGTTCTCGGCCATGTACTGCTTGAAGTTGCCCTGATGAATTCGTTTCTCCAGAAGTTCCAACGAGGCATTCTCGATGATGAACTTCCTGAAGTTGTCCCAGTCTTGGCAGAAGAACCGCTCGTTGAGCTTACGCATGATCGTGCCGTGCGTAGTCTTGATGCTGTCTGCATTGATGTTGTTGCATACGTCGAGCAGCAACGCCTCGATCTTGGACATGTCCTCTTTTAGCTTGGCGTCCTTCGCCTCGTACTCGCGCAAGATCTTGTCGCGCTCGCTACGAATATTGAGATACGCCTGAACCGCTTCTTCCGTATTGATGTTACTCATCGTTATCCTCCAACTCTTGTTTATACAGGTCTACTAACTTCTGATGGTTATCGACTTTGCCTTGCAGCATTCGATACATCTTCTTCTCAACTTCACTGCCTTGCAGGTGGACGACGGTCATGTTGTTCTTCTGACCAACACGGTCGATACGCGCAACGCATTGCAGGTAAGTCTCTACACTCATCACAGGCGACCAGAAAACTACCGTGTCAGCAGCAGTCAAAGTGATGCCGTGCGATGCAGACTGAGGCTGCACCACTAGAACGCGAGGGTCTGGTTGAGTTTGGAATCGCTCAATGATTTGCGAGCGTTCGCGGGCGGAGACTGAACCTTGTATGACTTCACAACTGATATCCTCACTGTTCAAAAACTTGGTTACTACACCGATAGTATGTAGGAACCCTACGAATACTACAACTTTGTTTAACGTTTCATCAAGCACTTCTTTGAGCGCATTGAGGCGGGGCTTCACATCAAACTCGATGGTCTGGCCTTGGTCTGTGTAGACTGCACCGCCTGAAATCTGTAGGAGTTTGTTGAGCGCAGCGGCAGCATTGACCGCGCTGATCTGTTCGCCTGCTGCCTCTACAAGTAGTTGAGCTTTCAGGTTTTTATAGAAGGCAGCGACCTGTGGCGTCAAAGGTACGTCGCGTGTCTGGTACACAACAGGTGGCAGGTCGAGACACTCTGCCTTGGTATACCGGATGGCTGGCTGCAATGCCTCGTGCACCCGACGCTCCGAGTTGAGCCTTGGCTTCCACGTGAACCGGCTGACTTGGTACATCACAATGTCCTTCCATGCACCGGTATAGCGGGGCACTCGGGTCGGACTAACCAGCTTAGCCAAGCCAAACGCATCGACAGGTGACTGCGCCGCTGGCGTACCCGTCATCATCCAGAGCCGAGTGCTGGGCTTCAGTAACTTAGCCAACGTCTTCCAGCGCCGCGTCGTTGCGCTCTTATAAGCGTTAGCTTCGTCTACGATGATGAGATCAAAGCCGCCGTTGGCCAGATCATCAAAGACCGTATGCACACCATCGAAGTTAATGATGATGAATTCGTAGTCGCCCTTGATTAGCTTGCGACGTTTCTCTTGTGACCCGTGGGCTACGCCACAAGTCCGGTGCATAGCAGTCTTGAAGATGTCGGCTTGCCATGCGGAATACATGATCGACAACGGGCAGATGACAAGGACACGATTGATGTGCCCCAGATTCATCAGGTAATCCGCAGCCCAGATAGCCGCAGAGGTCTTGCCTGTACCTGCCTCGTTGAAGCAGAACGCTCGCTGGCGCAGCGACAAGAACGAAGCTGTGTCCTTCTGATGCTCGAACGGCTTATAGATACCCGGCCAGTTGTAGTCCCGCAGCATCGGTGACGGAACGTTCGGCAGCGCACTGTCTGGTGCTTGTTCGTCTACATAGAATGCCAACGATGCAGCTTCAGGATAATCCCAGTACACCAGCAATTCTTTGCTGTACGCATCGCCGCCCAAGGATTTGCTCTTGGCTATGTGTGTAAGCGCGGCGTTTGCCATCGGAGTCGGCAGCACCATTTGTAACGCTTTGTTATCTACGATGTTCATAGGTTTCCTCACAAAAGCCCCTTACGGGGGCCAGTCGGCTTAGACACAGCCCGGAAAAAGCATTGCTTTATAAAACTGTTCTAAGCAGGCACGGTTATGCGTTGGGTGTTACGCAGGAGTGAGGTAGCAACTCCCTATCCTACACACTCATGCCTTGTGTGGATTCTGTTATCGCTCCTTGTAGAACTCACAAGTTTTGACCGGGCACCAACCACACAACGGAGTCGGTCTTGCAGGCCACTTGTCAGATACAAAAGCGATTTCTAATCTCCTCAGTTCGGGTTCAAAGACAGACCAAAGTTTCGGAATGTCTTCACGTTCATACTCTTCGGACACAAACGAATTGTGTGCAACGAACAGTAAGCCACCCTTGATGTACTCAACGTCAGGGAAATGTTCAAAGGTCATCAACGCCATCAGCTTCAACTGCTTCGGATCAGGATAGCGATTGCTGCCCGTCTTGTAGTCAACGATGTAGGCTTGTTGATAGTCCGCCACAAGCAAGTCCACGATGCCACGCACCCAGTAGTCAGGTGAGTCAAAGTCGCATCGCTCCTTGTTCGCATTCAGTGCCATCTTGTACTCGGGGTAGTGTTCACCCGGCGTGGATCTCAGCACATCCATCATCGGCTGAAACCGCTGGTAGTTCTTAGCCAACGGAGTACCGTCACGCACGTAATCTTCCAGAGCCTTGTGAACTTCCGTCCCATACATCATCTGCTCCGTGACTTTCTTCACGAAGTTTTGTTTGATCTTGACCTCGTGATACTGCTTGGGGCAGTTGATGAAGTCCTTCAAACTACTGAATGACCATTTAACATTCGCCATAAGACTCACCATACTTTGCTTCACACGCGACGGGCAAGCCCTCAGCCCACGCAGGTGGCGTTGACATCACTTGAGTAATCGTCGTAAGCGCATGTTCCATATCGCTTTTTGGTGCCACGATCACAGCCGCGTCATGCACCGTCAACACAGGGCGATAACCCTGCTTCTGGATCTCTAGCATCTGCTCACCCACGATGATGCGAGCCAAAGCCTGCACCACGTTCTCGACCATCGCTCCGCCCCAGATAGACTGGATACCTTTGCGTGAGTCATAGATGAACCGGTCGTTGCTCTTACGCAGCTTCGAGTAGCGGATATGTAATCCATTCGGCAGGCGAATCCCTTGCGGCGTGATCCACAAGCACTTGTGCTTACCGATGGAATACTCTTTGGCTCCGGTTGGCCAACCAGACAGATGCACCAAAGCCCTGTCGCACTCTTCCCACAACGCCGGAATCTTGTGGTTGGCACTGCGGTACAGATCGACGATGCGCTTGCATTCCTCTTCAGGCAGGTCAGCCCCCGGAGGTTGAGTCTTCAACGTATGCTGAAGCTTCTTCGCTCCGGTGCCGTAGCCCAGTCCAAGGACGCAGGTCTTACCGACGAACCGCTCGACCGGGTTGGCCTTGCTGATCTGCTTCTTGTAGATCTTCGTGGCAAAGATCGAATACACATCCTCGCCATCACGGAACTGCTTGACTACATCTTCTTGGCCAGCCAACCACGCAAGGACGCGAGCCTCGATCTGCGAGGAGTCGCAGTTGATAATGACATGCTTTGGCGGAGCCACCACTGAATTCTTGAGTGCCTTCTTTCTCTTGTCTCTTGAAGGAAGGTTTTGAAAGTTGACGGCTTCCGAGCCTGCCCAACGACCCGTGTGAGCGCCGTAATACTTGAGCGGGATAGGTAGCCTGCCGCGATTCCTAGCACCAATATGAATAAAGCGTTCAATGCGTGACTCCTCTATGGTTGACTTGGTGCCGAGACGAACGGCACATAACTGCTGAATAAACGGATCGTCATGCTCCGTTAGCTCGATGAAACCCTCGTCATTCTTGGCAAGGGCAAATGTTTCCTTGTTCGTAGTCGGGCTGATCTTAGTCGGGGGCGTGATCCCAAACTCGGTCAGGAGCGCAGCGAACTGCGGATTGCTGGCCAACTTCTTGCGGACATCTTCCTCTGTCTCGCAGCCCAGCTTGCTCATCAGCCCAGACAACAGCGTAGACTTCTCTTGCTTGATCTCTTCAAGCCGCGTTACCAGTAACGCATCATCAACCGTCAACACCGGCTGCGTGTACATCCGCAAAGTCATGTCGATTAGGTCAAGCTCGGGTGACGGGAACCCCTCTTCGAGAAGCCGAATGAAAAGTTTGTAGGTTAGGTTTACATCGTTTATGCAATATCCTGCATAACGCGCCAAGTCTTCCTTGCTAAAGTCAGCGCGGCGTTTACCGAGGGCATCGACAACTTCCGTACCTTTCTTACCAAGACCATACCGCTCTGCCAGCGCAGCCAACGATCCACCTGCATCGACACCATGAATAGCCCGAGCCATACACAGCGTATCGAAATATTTAGCAGGCGTGATCCCGAAGTACCACGACAAGATCGCTCCATCAAACTGCATGTTGTGGCAAAGCAGTGCGGAGTTAGTCCAATCAACTTGGTTGAGCCAAGCCTTGGTCTCTTCCTTCGTACCGCTGAACCACACGGGAGCATCGTCATCAATCTTCATCGCCACGCCGATCACTTCAAAGCGTGGGTTGTTGATGTACTCCTCGGTCGTGAGCTTCTTCAGCCCGTAGTCCGGGGCATAGTAGGTTTCAAAATCTAACGTGACAAAACTCATTTAGCTACCTTCATCCTGATTAGATGCCAACCCTTTGCTGTTTCCACAAAACCGGCGATGCCCAATGCTTCGACCGACCGGCAACTGCCGAACTTATAACGATGTGCTCTGAACGATTCTGGAGTAGCGAACTTACGCTTACACTCCGTACATCTTCTTTGCTTTTTTACGACGACTGTCATTCTTCAACCTCGCTACCTCTTTGCGTAACCAAATAATCTCGTCCCGACAAGCCCACAACACGCTGCCCACAGTGAGAAACTTCATCTCTGTTGTCGTCGAAGCATCGTTGATTTCAGTGGGTAATGCCTGAATCAAATCCAAGATATCGTCCTCAATTTCCACCCTTCTTTCTCCTTTTGTACATCGCTCTTCTCGTCTCAATCCAGTGCAGTATCCGATGGCAGTTGGCACAGAGCGGTATGCATTTCTCCTCTGCTTCCTTGATTGCCTCGGTTATGTTTCTTTGTCTCACAGCCAAGTAATTAACAGATCGCTTACCTTCTTTGATGACATGGTGAAAGTCAATGATAGCCGGGTGCTTTTTCCGACAATGACTACACCGCTGCTTCGACTTGTATGCGATCCACTCTACTCTGTTTTTATCTCTGTCCTTTCTCGCTCTTTTAATAACTTCTTTCCGATTTCCTTCGTACCACTTCCGTGAGTACAGCTTCTGCTTGGCCTTGCGTACGGCCTCGTCCTTGTATGGCATCAACCCCCCTCAAAGTCTTTTCTTCCAGTACAACGCTCTTGCGAACGAGTACAAAACTTTGGGGGTGTATAGCCTGAAGCCACACGAGATCAGGTTGTTGGCACTCGGTATATTGTCGGTGGTATCCGACACAGCCCATCTATACCCATGCCTTCTAGCCCACTGAACTCGCAGCCGGATCATCTGCCGCTGAATACCGTACCCCCTGTAGGCACTCAGCACACCACAACGACCCAGATATATCCCGTCTTCCATTTGCTGTGATGGCGACAGACAACTAAATCCAACTGGGGTAGCCCTGTGGTGCGCCATCCACCACACCCCGTCCTCGGGAAAGTACAGACCATCCGCCGGGAGACACGCCTTTTGCAGCACTTTTAGTTGCCGCTTGATGCCCGGATCTGAAGGATCAACTTGCCCATAGGTGATCTTCATAGGTCATGATTTTACCCTATTTAAATTTTGCCATCTCCACCCTTTCCCGCAAGTGATCCAGTTCAGTCTTCAAAGTACTCAACTCTAACGAGAGGACTGTAGCCTCGTCGAACAGTCCCGCTCTCCGTATATTCTGCAAGGATCGCTCGACGCGCTTCTGCTGACTTTGACCATAGCCCCAAGGGGCAGCTTTCAGTTCGTCTTTCCACGCGCCGGGCGGGGACAGATTGTCTACAATCATTGACGTTTCCGTTACCACCCTCGGCTTTGATTCTGTCGTCATACTGTTTTATACCTCGGTGAACTGCACCTGCCATGTGGTATTGAGCAATACCCCATAGCTCCACTAAATCTTTGTATTTCACACGCTCGTCAAATTCTCGTGCTATACGTTTGCGTTCCAGTAAAAACTTATACTGCTCGAATGTAAGAACCACGTTGAACCTCGATAGCCTCGTGTAGACCTTACCCTCGATTTTCTTTCCTCGTTTCATCTCGCACCAATACTAATAATTTGCACATCACATGGGACTGCGTACGATTGTTATTGTCGATGTCGTACTGCTTGGCATACATCTCGATGATGTCCCACCGGATGACTTCAAGATCGCCGTTGTCACCAATCTTTGCCCATACCGTCTCGCTCGGCACAGCCTTCACGTGGGTCTTATCCACGATCAACTCGGCGTACTCTGCATCCTTCGGCGGCTTCACCGCTGCTTCTACTCTTGCCATGTCACATCTCCTTCGCTACTGCTAACCATTCGTCGGCGTATTCCACGTTGCCCCAGTCTTTGAACCAAGGGCCACCTCGTGTGAAGTGAACAGCCACGGGGTTCGGGCAGTCGTTCTTCGTATGCCACCCTTCCAAGTAGTTGTATGCAATCGGCAGCGCACCGATGTGTGTCCCCGCCCATTTCAGTTGATGTAAGTACATCCCAGTGCCGATGTTGACCTGCTCCAATGTCAGCCCATGCTTCACACTCTCGTGGCCGCAGTTGAACAGCATCAGGCTCGACCAATTCTTTCTCGGGTATTGGTGTTGTACCGCACCGTCCATTTTGATCGTCTCTTTCGGCTTGTATCTGTGCTGCACCACCATGACAGGAACGCTCGGGTCAGCGTAGTCCATGATCCCTGCCACATCGCCTCGCCAGAGGAAGTCACAGTCCATAAACAGTGCCCACCCTTCGTATCCTGCAAGATACGGTACGAGGAAACGGGTGAAAGAGAACTCGGTAGAGGAGAGAGGGTCATGCTCCCGCCAGTACAGGTTCCGTTCGCGCATCTCCTGCTGCTTGATCGGCTTGATGTCGAGCCACTCGGAAGAGTTTCTAGCCAACGACTCTCTGCATACCTGATATGCAATGTCCTCACGACTGTCCCAACCGATAAAGATTTTCATCACGCCACCTCGAACAGCTTCTTTCGTGCTTCGCCCTTGAAGTGCAGGATCTTGGCATCGTCGGTCTTGTGTTCAGGTAAACAACCATACACAGACTCATTGATCTCGCTCACCCGCTCGGGATACTTTTTGGCATAGATACGTAACGCTTCTTGGTCGCCGTACCATCTGCGGAACTTTGGATCGAGCGCATCGTAGATCGCCAGTAAGTCCTTCCACACCTGCGGATTCTTGGCAACGATTGTGCAGCCTACGTACGGATACACCTCGTCAATCGTCTTGCCTTCATACTCGGAGAAGTTGATCCCACGTTGGTCAACATTGAAGATCGCGTCACGCTGAAACTCTCTTCGCAGGAACACTACATCTTTGTATGGCTCCAACAAGTCTTTCACCACGATCTTGTCCTGCACCAACATATCCGTATCCAAGTACATGGCGGGGAGGATTGAACTCGCGTAGGTTTCGGCGTATGCCTTGACTCGGTGATAGCACAACTCTTCCCGATTAACTTCGCTCTCCACTCGTCGCGTGATACCCATCACATCTGGTGTGTAGCAATCCGTATACATCGTGATGAAGGCATCAGGATTGTGCCGTAGCAGCGACTTCACCATCTTCTGTGGCTGAGAAATGTCATCGCCCACATGGAAGAAAGCAAAGTGGTTGTACGAGGGATCACGCAGCATATACATCCGTTCCAACTCTTCCTTGACTTGGCGAACCTGCAAGTCCCACGGAGCGTTCATGTTCTCGCGCTGAAAGATCTTCACCTCGGGATACCAAAGACTCCGATACCCGGCTCGATTGTTCCAGTACCACAACTTGTTCGCATCGAGCAGCATGACAGGCTTTCCCATCGCAGCAGCCAGATGCACGTTGGCATTGGACGGAGAAACGATTACGTCACACAACTCCATAAGCGCAGCGACGTTCTCCAAGTCCAAGAAGGTATCAATGTGCGTCGTGATCAGGTTCGGGTGAAAGTCTTTCGCCTCTTCCTGCGGCTTGCCGTACTGAAGATTGATGAACACGCTGTTGGGTATATCGAACAGCGACCTGAACCCTTCCAATCCCACAGACTTATGCTCACCGATGGCAGGTGCAGTACTTGCCCATGACAGGCCGATCACTCGCTTGCCTTCCAATTTGAGTTCTTTCTTCAACAGTCCAACCCGGTGCGGGTCAGCCTTGATGTAACTCTCACTACGGGTTGGCAAGATGTCGTAAACACTATTGATAAAGTATTTACCAAGGCTTGCAATCGGGATGTGCGAGTCATGCTCCGTCATCTTGACCTTGGCATTGTGCGGCAGGAACGTCACGTTCTCGGCCTTGCAGCCACGCTGCATCAGCGGAGCCAACCGCATATCCACTAGCACAACAACGGACTCGACCTCCTTCGCCAACGCCTCGATGAGCGATGCGTAGAGAATCTGATCACCGATGCCCTGCTCCGTCCACACAATCGGGCGCTCCAAGCCAAGACCCTGCTCCCACTGCGGATGGATCGTAGAGATGCGAGGAGAGTTAAAAGTCTTGCTACCCCATCGTCGCTCGTAACCTTCCCACCCAGCTTTGAAGTCGCCCATCTGCAAAGCAAGCAAACCCAGAGTCCAGCCCGTGTCATCGTTGGTCGGGTCGAGACGTTGCGCTAATTCAAAATACTTTCTCGCCGGTTGCCAACGATGCATCTCCCAGTGACAACGCCCGGTCTGCAAAGCCGATGCAACAAAGGCAGGGTGAATCTGATTGATGTTCTCAAGGATGCCGATGGCCTCGTCATACTTGCCTTCACCCGCCGTTGCCAAGCCTTTGTCGAAGATAGACTTCGCTGCATCTGCTAGGGTCTGCCCTTTCTTCTCACTCATTTGTTTTGAACTCATGTATTTTCTTCAAAAAACTTTTGCACATACGGCCTTCGTAATTTCCTAAGTGCTTTGTTTTCTATTTGTCTTATTCGCTCACGGGAAACATTATATTTTGCGCCTATCTCATCCAGTGATTTGCGTGTACCTTCAAAACCGTACCGCCACTTTATAATTTCTGTCTCTTTCGGGGTAAGTAAATGCTCCATCGCAGCATTCAACACTTTCCCAGTCTCTTCTGAAGCGATCTGGTTGATCGCGTCATTGTCCCGCATATCTTCAAGCCGCTCGTTCCAATTTTGCTCAGCGGCAATCGCAGCTAGTTCTGACTCTGTTACGTCTCGATGCCCTTCGTTGGTCTTCAACGTAACAGTCTTTTGTCGTTCGCTGAACAGGTCGTCAGGTAAAACATTTAAAGCATCTGCTAGTTTTAGCGTCGTGGAGTGCCACCTTCCGTCATTACCTAGCGGTGACATCTTCATGTTGACCAGCTTATAAACTATGTCGAGCCGCAGTTTATGTTCTAAGCACATGGCCTGTATGGATGTATATCCCGCTGCTTCCATCGCTCGTCTGATACGCGCATTTGATACACTAATTTTTACGCGATAGTCACTCACCAGTAATCCCTCCCACCACGCTTTGCTCCCCATGCAGGGGGCGGCACATGTGCCCATTCTTTCTTGCGAAACTCGTCAGCACGTTTGAATAAACCCAGTATCCACCTGATCATGTGGCCTCCTGCGGCACAAAATGCAACAAAGTGAACGGAAGTGATACCGCCGTCTTCCTGCTCTCACGCGGATAGATCAGCAGTCGGTTCGCACCCTCCAACATCATCGCGTTGACCACGCCCTTCTCGATGCCTTCAAAGTCGTCGAACACAAAGATAGTCTGGTCATGAATAATCTTCGGGAAGTACTGGAAGTCCTCTTGCTGCAACCGACCGTCCAGATACAGCAAGTCCACGTTGACCTTCTTATCGGCCAAGTCCTTGAACATATCTGTCGATGATGTCTTGGGGTATTGGTGGACATGAAACGGTAGGTTGAGCTTGATGTCGTTCGACACATCGCAGGTGTAGATATCTACCTCTCCTTTGCAAGCTTCATACATCACGGTCGTCGATACACCGATGAACGTACCCACCTCGGCAATGATCTTCGGCTGAAAGAACTTCGCCAACTTATAGAGTTCTACCGCATCGTCATACGGGACTGACCCGGTGTTGTAGTCTGCATCAGCACGCAGCTTCTGCTGATCCTCAACAATCTTCTCAATGACCTCATACGGGTAGTCATCCACCCGCTCATCCACGATGCCCCAGAAGATGTTACTGAATCGTTGTCGTCCAATCTGTACTGAATTCATACTTGTTACCTCGTAAAAATAAAACCATACCCAACCAAACCCGGCCTGACCACGCCACGCCACACCGTACCCTGCCTTGCCAGACCTAACCTAACCCGACCACGCCTCGCATAGCCAGACCCCACCTAAAAAATTCTTTGCCCCCTAAAAACCAAACCTCACCATGCCCCGCCTTACCCGACCATGCCCGACCCCACCACGCCACGCCGTACCCCACCCTACCTAACTTCACCACACCCAACCGAGCCACGCCGAGCCTGACCGCACCACGCCTCAAAAAATTCTTTGCCCCCTAAAAACCAAACCCTACCGCGCCTCGCCACACCGGGCATCGCCTAACCTCACCTCACCAGACCCCGCCGAGCCATACCCGACCCGACCCAACCTCACCTTGCCCCGCCTTAAAAATTCTTTGCCCCCTAAAAGCCAAACCACACCAGACATAGCCCCACCTCACACGGCCTCACCCCACCTCACCTTACCTCACCGCACCGTGCCAGACCCTGCCCAACCTCGCCAGACCGCGCCAGACCTTGCCTCAAATTAAATCTCTCGAAAACTTGTCACGCGGAATGTTCCGAATGGGCCACGTTTCTCTGGCCTAAAATCACCGATACCCATGCTCTCACCCGCTTCATTTAACAAGCGATGCGCGTCCTCGGATGACAACATCTGATCGTTCAGGATCAAGCGGAACTTCGCACCCCACTTATCAAAGCGAGGGCGGTATCGCATCACTCGACCCTTCGTTGCCGGGATCGTGACCGGACGACCATCCACCTCGAAGTTCGGCGCAGGTTTCCCATCCTCACCCAGTATGGTGATGGTGTCGGTATCCACTCGCACAGCCGAAGGCACGATGAACTTCAAAGTCTTGCGGCTCCCACGCATCTTGTGGTTCACGCCCGCATTCGCCATCGTCGCCGGGATCGAAAAGGCGTTGAAGTAATACGTCCCATCGGACGCAACGTATGCGTTCTTGGTTGCTTCATCACGCGGATTAGAACTATCCACCATGACTCGGCGTGTGGCTTTGCCTTGCTCTGCCTGTTCAGCAAAGCGGTGAATCAAAAGTGGCGTGTTGCCACGGATCTCTACCTCAATCGTCTTCATGCTTGCTTCCTCCGTGCGATCTCTCGCTTTAAGTAAAACTCTGCTTTCTCCAAGTCCTGAATCGGATCGACACCGACCTTCTTGCCCGCTCGAACAACGTATTTCACGACGTTGAACAGGTACGCATTCTCGGTCAGCCCCTTCGCTTCAGCAAAATCTAAAAAGTCTATCCCCCCCGCTGTGTAATGCGGCGGGTTGTTAACGAGGTCGGGGTGGTATTTGTCGTAAGTCTCTTGGAAAATTTTATTCGCCAAGTCGTTGCCCTCTTGTATTGCCTTTGACTTCTTCGGCTTCCCCAACGCATCGAGTGCATCGAGCGCAGCTTTCATCTCCTGCACCGAATCTAAAATTCTCGACGGCTTCTTATTCATACCCAAACAACTCCTTTAGTTGATCCACGTTGGTCTCATCAATGACGAGGGCGAGTCCGCCCGCATCTCGAATCCTTTGCATCGCTGCCTCTTGCAGCGCAGTCGGCTTGTTCCCACCGGCCTTACATTCAATGGCCGCGAACGCACCCCGATAACACACAAGAAAGTCCGGCGTACCACTCAACCCGTACCCACCTGTGGCGGGCATCGCGTAGTAACAACCCATCTCGGTCAAGTACTTCTTGACCTTCTGTTTGACTTTGCCTTCTGGTGTCATCGTGTTTATCTAGGTTCAAAAGAGGGGGCGAGTTCGCACCCGCCCCCACGCGGTTAGTGCATATTCTTAATGCTGAATCGTCGGCCTTTCTCAATATCAATGACTAAATAATCTTTGGCGGCTTTCTCCGAGATCACATCGAAGTACTTCCAGTACCAATCCAATATGTCCTGCATATCGTTCGCCACACAAAGCAAGTCATCGTTCCTCTGGGCGACGATGAGATAACGGTAGCCCTCGGGCGCGTCGTACTTCTTGATGAGGTTTTCTTTGGTGAGGTTAGTCATGTGCTTTCTCCGATTAGTTATAGTCGGTTGAACCATTCAACCGGAGCATAGTATAACATAGCTTTACTAATTAGTCAAGCCCCTCATTCTTTGATCGAACCTCAATCAATCCTCATCACACCGTCTTTCGTAGTCGATCCCGCGCTCACGGCACATCTGTTGAAGTGTGATGAACGGCTGATGAACCAAGCCATAGAACCCGTACTTCAAAACTGTTTTGTACCGCTCGTGAATGTCATCCGGGTGTAGATACAACTCGTAGTCGAGTATCGCTTGCACCATCTCTTTGTCGTTCATCATGGCTCGCACCTCAAAACGGCTTGTAGTTAATAAACTCTCGCGGCTCATCCAATGGCAACTCTAACTGCCGCGTGATCTGGCGAGGTCTGCACCACCATTCGCGTAGCTCATACAACTCCAGATCGATGTCATACTCGTTGTCACCCTTGACCGGGATAACCCAGTCGTTCCGTAATTCAAATGTTTTCACGTTCGCACCTCAATGCGTTTTCAAGTTTTCGATGGTGTCACCAAAGAGGGCACGCTCTCGCATATCTGTCCGCGCCTCGATGGTATCCATCGCTTCCGCAAACTCTTCAAGCGACATAGACCGGGCGATATCAAACGCAATCCGCGCCGCTTGCATCATCTTCTCGCCGTCCGGTGCAGTCGCAGCCAGAGTCAAGGCAAGCTCTAACGCCTCTTGCGGAGTCTGTGGGGGTTTTAATTCGTTGGTCATGACAAATCACCATCATCCAAGTCAGGCGGCAACGCACCGACAAAATCGAACGCCTCTTGCAACTCCAAGATGGTTGTCATGTGCGCTCGCCAATCATGCGCGGTGATATCGTCCTGCAAATAAACCTGCATCGACCCGCACAAGTCCGCAAAAGCGCACCGGATCACACTCATCTGTGCCTCGGTCAGTCCGGTACTCACCTTGTCTTTACGCTTGCCGACGTTCGGCTCGGGGATCAGGTTGTTCATGCAGCCTCCTCCACGCGCAAAGTTTCTTCCTCGTAATCTTCAAGGTCATCAGTTAGCTGAACGGTAAAGTCTTCGTGCGCCATTGTGGTGGCGGTTTCTTCGTCTTCAGCTTCAACTCTCAAAGTCTTTACGACGGTCGCTCGGATCGTCACGCTATAAGTTTTCATGCTGCCTCCCGCTGCTCTTCAACATCATTAATAAATTCTTCGGCGTGTACGCACCCGCAGTCCATAAAGGCTTCGTCATCCTCGTACCATGTTTCGAGGGCTAATTCTTCGGCCTCGTCTTTATCGTTGGCCTCGACCTCAATCTGGTAGACCCGGTGTTCGATCCGGGCGAGTGACACCACAAACTTTTTCATGCCCGCACCTCATTTAAAACGTGATCCTCTTCGACGTAATCCACGGCGGCATCATTCATCCGCTCGCGCAAAGTCTCGTCGCTTGTGTACCAGATGATGAAATTCTGGATGGCATCTAATGCCCGTTTCTGTTCTTCACTCACGTTCGCACCTCGCTTTTTCCTAGTTAGTTAAAGAATCTTAACAACGTCTCGACAATAAGCTCGCGTTCGCACCCTGTCAAGGGGTTCAAATCGCCTTTCAATACTTTTTAATATCCCTTTTTGCTAGGCTTTTTCAGCACGGGTACGCACCCAACCTGAAACCCGTTCGCACCGGGAAAAAATCCCTGTCAACCTAAAAAGCCCGGTAAAAAATACTCGGCGGCGCGTTCGCACCCGGACAAAACAGGCAAAAACCTAGTAAAAAAGGGGGGCGGTATCGTCCCGCCCCAAAAACCTACCCGGAAAACCTAACCCCGCAAGCTCTCGAAAATGTAGCCGCTATCGTCGCGGGGCATATCAGGATAACGGGCGGCGAATATGGATAGCCCTGCCTCTCTGCAAAGGTCTACCCGCTCGCGCAAGCTCAACCCCGCCCATACGTCATGAGCTTCATTCCATTCAAGCTCCGAAAAGTGATCGTCATCGAGCACCGGGTAGCCGTCTAGCTTTTCGAGTATGGCTTCAGCCTTCGCTATGGCTTGCGCGTCGTCCTCATGTATCCCTATCCACTCAACCCAACCGCAAGCCCAATGACGCTCGCGGACGACTTGCACGGTTTCAGACTCGCCGCCGATAAGCGCAAGGCCGCGCTCGAAATTCGACCGGGTGAGGGCGTCCGAGTCTCGGTTTTGGGTTAGGAATATGCGATAGCCCGGCCACACTTCACCCGCATAATTCTCGGGGTGCTTCCATTGTTCTAGCTTCGTTTTCATTGTCCCGCCCCCTCTCAATTAAAAAACCGTGAAGCAATGCCGCGCCCCAACTCGCGGACAAAGTATGCCCGGAGCCAATCGCCGCCCGATATATAGCCCTTTGGGGTTCTGTAGGCTTCCCGAATCGTGGTGAATCCGTAGCCGTGCGGGGGTGTGGTGAATGCGGCTTTTTCTTGCTCTTTAATGCGGCGGGTTAGGTTGGCTTGAGCTTCTGCCGCGTCCTGATATTTAAAAGGCTCCCGATTAGCCCGGACATACTCGCCGCGCTCGTTTTGCCACTCCACAAAGTAGACCGGAGAGGGCATGGATGACTCGCGGATATAGTCCCATAAGGCATTGGCGCAAAGTCTAGCAACCGCCGCCCGGTATTCAGTCGGGAAGTATTGCCCGGTTGTGTAGTCAATTCTAATCCTATGCGCGGAACCCATAACCGGACGCGCCTTGCATCTCGGGCACCATGCGGTGGCCTCCCCGGATAGGTTAGCCGTTGTCCCCGTTTTCACGGGTGCGCTGTATTTCGCGCCGCAGTTACATTCCCAATCCCGCACGGTTTCAATCTTGACCCGGCTACCCCGTGTCGCTTCGATCAAATTAAGCCCCGAGATTCCGGAGGCCGTTTCGACCTTTCGCAATAATGTTTTTGCGTGATTCAAGTCTTGCGTGATTGAGCGCGATTCGGCGCGATAGCTTGCCGCGTCTCCATAATTGGCAAAGTCTAGCCCCGGCCGTTGGCCTATAAATTTTCGCAAGGCGGCGAGGATGGATACTTTGAGGGTGTCGCCGGTCTCGTGAGTTGAGGCGGCGAAAATGTTTTGAGTTTGCATTGGCTTTTTCCTTTGGTGAGGTTGGATTGGTTTATTTGAGTTTGGCTAACAGTTTGACGCGAGCGGTGCGGGCGGCTCCGAGAGCTTCCCCGAGTAAGTCATCCGCACATTCGGACAAATAAAGGTTATCGGCTCCGGGGTAGTTGCAGTCGATACCCCAAAGGCTTGCGGCATGATCGTCTAGACAAATATCGTCCACCCAAACGGACAAAACCACGCCCACATATTCCCATTCGCCACACTTCCACGCGGCGATATCGTCCGGGCTGTAGCAGTCGAAGTCATCCGGGCGGGTTGTTTCGTCGCGGTGAATTGTGGCGCGAATTGTGAAGCCCTCCCATTCGATAGCCTTAAAATCTCCCGGCATAACGTGAACAGAAAAGGCGGGGAACATGGGTAGAAATTGTCTCGCTAGTGATT